GTTTCCCAGTCACGATCCAAAATACCGCCATCACGAACATTTATTAACAAATCTTCGCCAAAATTATCATGCGTCCATAACCGTAATTGAGCAGAGCTTGCAGTAGTATCTGCGGCAGAATCCCAAGTGCCTCTGCCCCAAGTCCCTGCACCCCAACCGTTACCACCAACTACCGTATTTAATCCAACATTAATTTGAAACACAGCTACAATACTGCTACCACCATTGCCCGAGTCCGAAGCGTTTGCAAAAACGTAAGAAGGCGTAATAATACCATCCACTAAAATACTATTAATAGTAGTAGAAGCCGCTCTAACTTCAAAATAAAACACGGTATTTGAAGAAACAATAACAATGGGATATTCTTGATTTAATACGTTTGCTGTTACGTTACCGCCTAATGTAGCGGCTCCGCTAAACGTAACAAAGTCTCCTTCAACCGCACCGTGGCCCCCGCTGCAAGTAGCTTTTATAGTGGCACAAAGCACATCATCACTAGAGCTATGGCTTGCCGCCGTAGTGCTACTGACCCCACGCACACAGCCAATTAAATTATTGCCACTGACTGCGGCATATGTTATTTCTTCCGAGTTTATTTGTATTCTGCCAGAAGGGGGAAAATTAGTAGAACTAGTTAAAGGAATACTGGTTACAGTAGCGTCAATACCCGCAGAAATAGTATTTTTTATCGCCGCAAAAACCGTACCGCCAGAAGACACCGTGGCGCGAACAGGAGTAACGTCGTTGTACTCGCCTCCTTCGTTTACATAATACTTAGCATTAGTGCCCACTCCAATGTAATTACTGTTATCTAAAGCTACAAAAGGATGCAACGCTCGTGCTGTACCGTAAAAGCTTTTAATTGAATTTTTAAACCAACCGCCTATTTTTTCAGGAACTCCTTGGCGAAACCGTATTTTATCGCAATCAAACCATCCTCCTTCATTATCGTAAGAAGTAGTTTCACGGTTAATTCCGGGTTTAAATTTTAACTTAGTTAAAGGCATTTACCATTTCCCCGCTCGTTTGCCCATGTCAATCATCAAATCAATCATAAACCAAATCATAAAACCCCCAAACCCTAGTATTGCAATTACTGTAGCCCAATGAAGAACATCATCAACTCGTTTCTTCTTTAAAGCTATTTCCCTCTCTTGCGCCAATTTTTGCTCTCGGATCATACTTTGCCGAGTTTTTAAAAAATCCTTCCAAATCTGCCCACCATCTGGATATGGCCCCCATAAAAGTTTCTGTTTTATGTCAGCCAATGCTTTTTTAGCGTTCCGCTCTGCTGTCACAATATCCATTGCTTGCTGCGACAACGATTTGTTCTTTCCTTTCCCTACCTCTTTTTTTGCTTTACTAAGTGTCTCTGTATGATCAAATAACTTTCCTAAATCTTTCGTGATATCGTTAACATCTTTGGCGGCAGATATTCCTTTTTTAACTAGCTCTGCAGCAGTTTTTACTCCTGCAATGGCAAGACCAATCGTGGCGGGATCTAGCACTCATATCACCTCACAACCAAAGTTAATAACAGTAATAACACCGCGCCCGTAGCTCCCAACAAAATGCGTTCGATGCGATTCATTCGATTAAAAATGGTTTTCCACCGCTCTTCGCATTGCGATTCATGTTTCCGAAAAGCTATTGTTAATTCCTCAATATTCATTCTGACATACTCTCGTAAACTAAATAAATCATTGCTACGCCAAATCCCACTAGACCTAATCCTGCCAATAGGGAAAACACAATGTCTACCACCATGATTACCTTAAAGCAATCAATCTGCATCTTCTATTGTCAGAGTCCCTGCGTCTACACGTTTTTTAATCTCTGCCCAATCGGTATTATCTAACACCATTGGAACACCATATCGTCTGCCATTGATCGTAGCCATTACAGTTTCTTCTTGGGTCCCTGACTCATTTTTTTGATATTTAACATCAACAATTATCGTATTATTTTCCATTTATAACTCCGCAGAAAAATCTAAAAATTCAGCATCCGCATTAGAAATAACTTTACCTGCTTTGCCAGAGGTCATGCTTCCCGAAGCAAAAGTCAATTTATACGATACACCTACGCCATTTGTTCGACCACTGTTTATCTGTACCCCATCGCAGTCTCCTGAAGTTGCGCTGTAATCATTAGCTACTAATCCTGTAGCAGAAATTGAAGGTGTAGTTCTCATGGTCATAGTTGGGTGTGCAACCTCAACAAATGAACTGCCACCTATATTGCATGTTGTAAGAAATCCAGCCGTTGTGCCAGCATCCGTTTTTTGAAGTCTCCGGTAATAACGAAAACATTTATTTTGAGTCGCCTCAAATGACTCAAACTCAAAGTCAGTTGCTGTTGTTCCTTGCTCAAGTTGAAACCCTGTAAACAAAATTTCATTATCTGTAGAAGAAGCTAAGTTCATGGTTGAGCTTGAAGCTACATTAGCATTGGAATAACTTGCCCATGCTGTATTCATTGTGCCACTTGTAAACTGACTTCCCACGCCCATATAAATTTGAAGAAACAAACCAGCCCCATTGTCATTATTTAAAGCTCCCGAAGTGTCTGGAGGAAAGGTAACTTCAGCTTTTTGCCATGTGTCAGCAGAAGCAATTTGTACCGTAGCCGACACCGATCTGTTGTTATCATCATCGTACAAAGTACAAGTCAACAAGTTACTAGAACCCGAAAGATTACTTTTTACCCAGAAACATAGTGTTAAAGAATCCGCAGAAGCTGTTCCTTTACGAATTCGGAATAAATTTTGTGCTTCAATTTTTTGAGTCAAGATAATTAATCCATCTGTTCCTAAATCACTGTCTGCCGTAGTGCAGTCAATTTTCATCGAGTACCCAAACCCCTGCCCAGCAGGAACTGTGGTGCTTCTTGCCATCGTATGTCGCATAGTGCCACCACCTGCCGTGCCGCCAAACTCCCATCGATCCACTGTGTGATAGGCTTGCGTAGATATTCCGGTTACACTAGTTGAGCGTTGCCAAACATTTTGCCCTCCATTGATTAGCAGATTTTTGTTGTTAATAGGGTTGTCAGTAGACACCGATCCAGCAACTGTTAAATTACCATCCGAGCTTAATGACATTTTTTCAGCCGCCGCTTCTGAACTAGCTGTCTTAAAACTCAACTTAGTAGCATTACTGCTACTACTAAAATCACCCTCACTAACGGCTTCTATTCCTGCGGCAACCAATATAGCATCTGTGCCTGTTGTTTCATCAGGGGCTTGAAAATTTATAATTCCAAGTTTATCGTCAGCCGCAATGTCTGTTTCCCCTGTCTGAAGAAGCAGAGTCATCGGGGTATCGTCACCTGTAGCCGTTTGCTTCATCGTGACATTTCCAACGCTACTAATAGACATTTTTTCGGTGGCTGCTTCACTTGCCCCTGTCTTAAAACTCAACTTGGTAGCATTATTACTGCTACTAAAGTCACCCTCACTAATAGCAGCAATTTCTCCAGCGACCAACAAAGCATCTGTCCCTGTGCCCTCATCTGGAGCCTGAAACTGTATTTTCCCTAACACATCGTCTGCGGCAACGTCAGTATCACCACTTTGCAAAAGCAACGTAGCAGGACTAGAACTCGTAGCCGGATTTTTAACGGTTAATTTGGTGGCGATATTTAAATCAACCAATAAATCGTAAACGGCTCCACCACTACCCGCACCATCGGTAGCTACCGCCTTAACATCCCCATTAGGAATATCAATCGTTGCACCCGTTCCTTGTTTAATAGTTATAGCCTTGCCCCCTGTGGTGGCGTTTTCTATAATCCAAACTTTAGAAACCGTATTCGGTGCAAGCGTAACTGTTCTGTCCGCACTAAGCGAAGTAGACGTTATTTTTAAATAAAAAGAACGAGCAGCATCTGTTGCACCATCGGCTACTGTAATAGTGGTATTAGCATCACTGCCCAAGTTTTCCGTACCGTAACCAAGAGCTTCACCAACTAACTCTAAGTTAGTGTTGGTAATACTACCCCATGTGCCGGACTTTTCGCCTGTGGTTATTTCTTCCAATCGAAGGTTATTTACATATGTACTTGCCATAATTTAATCCTTTATGCCGCTATTTTTTCCCAATCAGGGGTCTGTGACGGTGTTTCCTCCGTCCAAGACGGCGTTTGTGATGGTGAAATGGTACTATAGCTCGGGGTTTGTGAGGGCACAACCCCGGTCCAAATTAACACATTTTCTGTTTGCCCTGCTGCCGCTACTCCTGTTACTGAAACATTTACTCCTGTGCCTGAATTAACAGTTACCGAGCCTACTCCTCCTGTTCCGGCACTTCCTGTTACCGAGACATTTACTCCAGCCCCTTCCGATACCGTTACCGACCCTACCGCACTTGTCCCCGCTACGCCTGTTACCGAAACATTTTGTTGGGTAGAAACCGTTACCGACCCTACCGCACTTGTGCCAGCAACACCCGTTACCGAAACACTAACACCTGTGCCCACCGCTACGGTTACCGAACCTACCGATCCAGTAGCAGTTACCGAATAAGTTGACTCTCCCCAAGCACCGTTACCCCAAGTGCTTCTTCCCCAACCACCTAACGGGACAATAATGTCAGCCATTATGCAATCCTAATAATTGCCGCCGTTGCACTTGCCGAAGGAAATACCACGGTAAAATCTCCAGAAGTCGAAGCTTTATCTTCGCCAAAATCCAATACAATAACGGTAGGATTTGTTAAAGAAATAGACGTTGTATTTGGTCCAGTGTTATAAACCAAAGCCCCTCTAGCCGTTATGGTAGAAGAAGTCCATGTTTCGTCTGCAAAATCTACCAAAGCGGTAGTCCCTGAAGTGGTAGGATCTACCGGATTTAAAGCTTGTCCTCCCGCAGTGTAACCTGTGCCTGTAACTTCGTTACCCGTAGTATACGCAGTAGTTGAAGCCGTAAAACTAGCACTATTGGTATACAACGCCATTTTAAATGTATCCCCGGTAGAGGAGTCAAAGTCGTGTGCCCCAAATAAAATTTCTTTTTTAAAAGAAGTACACATAAAATTACCAGTAAACGCCATGCTATAATCTCCTTATCAATTCAGCTAATTGAGGTTGCCCCGCATTTTTTAACTCATTATAAACCGTTGTGCGGTCACTTTTAATAGCTTCTCGCATGTAGTGAGCAACTAACTTAACCATTTGCTCTTTAAAAGCTCTTGCTTGATCCCGTATTAAAGGATGTGTTTCATCTCCTATAGAAATAATTCTGTCTACACAACGCTGTGCAACTTCTTCCGGGGTATGCCCTCGATTATGTGTGGTTTGCACCCCTACCACATAATCTTTTGGAATCTCTAAAGTGGCATGATCGTTCATTATTGTTTGGGCCTTATAACCATTCCAGTTCTATACTCATCCGTAGTTTCTTTTGCCTCGCCTAATTGTTTTGCTTCTACTAACGCTTGAGTAAATCTTTTCTCGTAAAGAGCAACAACATCTTGCTCCCCCTTCATATAAATATAAGCTTCAATTAAACTTCCGTACAACAACGCATACGGGGTATTTTCACTTAACCATGTTGTGCCCGAATCCGTTCCTGCGGTTAAACTAGCAGGACGATAGTAGTAATGAAGCTCTGCCGCATAACTACTGTCAGGAGTAGGTGCAATAATAAAATTGTCTATATCAAAAACAGCATAATACTTAGGTAACCCCGTAGTAGCAGGGTTAGGATTATACGTTTGAATAAAATCTGCATCTTTAAACTCTAAAAACACCTTTTCACTGCTAGAATTTGTGTAAGATAAAGAAAAAGAAGCTAAATAATCGGTAGGCTGTGTTAAAAATTGATTAGAACTGGTAAACGTACCCGAAGCGTTTTTTCTAAACGTACTTAACTGCACCGTTTTTAAAAGACGTTCTTCTGCTCCTTTTATAAAATCATCTAAATGAGTAACAAAAGTAGTTTCTGTGTTTTCGGTATAATCTTGTATGGCTGTTTTTAAAGCCGAATAAGTAAAACTCATGACGTAGTCACCGTAACCCCTCCCACTTGTCCAAAAGAAACTAATGGTTTTGACTCCGGTAATTGAACTAAAGGAATACCAACATACACCAACAAAGGTTCTACTCTGTCCGGTCTAGGGTTTTTTAAAGCTTGGGCATCTTTAACTTTTTTTAAAGGCAGCAATTGCGGTTGTTTAGCCTCCCATTCATCATAACCCACCAGCATTCCCGTCCACTCCATCCGCATTCTTCGCAAAGGATAACGAAAACCCGATCTGTCAGATATTCCATAAGCTTTTTTACTGGAGGCATACTTTGACATTAGTTCACTCGGTAGTAATCTAAACTAGGTGATACGTTAAAAGAGGCTCTGTCTCGGTCTTCCGTCATAGCCCTATCCAACTCTTCTTCATAAATAGCTTTTAAAAATTGAATTCTATTAGGTGCTCTTTTTACGGAAAGATAATAAGCCAGCCCTGCTGCTAAACAAGGATAAAATCTAAAAGGTACTTGCATAGTATTTATGGGCGTATCCGCATCATCAATACGAACTAGTCGATCAAATATAAATTGATCTGTGCTATTTTCGGGAGTAGGCCAAACTTTTAAAACCGGAGTAACTTGACGATCTAAAAAAAATTGAGAAGGCCGACCCGTTTGAGATTTAGTGGGAATGTTCAAGTAATCATCTCGGCTTAATCTTGTAATGCCGTAATCGGTGTTACTACGTCTAACCACCGCAGAAAGAATATCAATAGTGTCCGCATCCAACGTGTAAGAAGAAGTGCCAGAAACAGCGTTGACCGTAGTTTGCGTTATAGTCCATTGATTTAAACCACGATTAGCCCAATCCGCCAACAAAAGGTTTAAAGACCTTTTTGCTGTTTTAATATCATAGCCTGTTCTTACTTCTAAACCACACCGCTCAAAAGCCTCTTCAATGTACTCTGTTACATCTAGTTCAAAGTTTTTTGATCCCGAGACAGCCATATTTAACCTTTGCTTTTCTTTTGGTTTTTCATAGATTTTTCTATTTGAACCGCTTGCCTAGCATGAAGTTTTGAAGCATTTTTAAGTTCTTTTACAAGTTTTTTCTTTTGAGCAACACTAAGTTCTGCCACTTTTTTCTCCCTGTATCTAAAAACTTAAACTTTTTTGTTTTTCTTAACCATGCCGCCACCGCGCATTTTTTTAGGTTTTTTAACCATACCACCACCGCGCATTTTTTTAGGCTTTTTGACCATACCTCCATCCATCATGCCCATGCCCATGCCCATGTCGTCCATGTTTTTCTTAACCATGCCGCCACCGCGCATTTTTTTAACTTTGGTTTTTGTATGATAAGGTGCTACCTTTACTCTAGATATTGCCATTTTTTAATCTCCTATAAAAAGATTTACGTCT